GAGCGAGGCTCCCGCCGAGGGCGACGCCCCCGCGATGGACGCGGAGGAGGAGTCGTCGCTTCGCTCGCTGTCCGAGCGTGCCGACAAGCTCCGCAGCCAGATCGAGCTGCTGCGTGCCATCGAGGCCAAGCACCTCGAACTGCGTGCCGTGCTGGAGCGTGGTGCTCCCGCCAAGGCGATCGAGAAGGCTGCTGCCGAGGAGGCTCCCGTGGAGAAGCGAACCGTCCCCGCGATCCCCGTGTCGCACGGCCCGCTCAAGGCGTTCCGTTCGGCCGAGTCCGCGTACCGCGCTGGCATGCACCTGCGTGGCTACGTGTTCGGCGACGCCGAGGCCCGTCGGTGGTGCCTCGATCACGGCGTCGAGAGCCGCGCCCAGGCTGGCGGCGTCAACTCGCTCGGCGGTGTGCTGACCTCGCCGGAACTGAGCAACGAAATCATCCGGCTCGTCGAGGAGTACGGCGTGTTCCCGCAGTACGCTCGCCGGGTGCCGATGTCGAGCGACACCCTCAACATCGCCCGTCGCACCGGTGGGCTCGCCGCCCGTCCGGTCGGCGAGAACGCCGAGGTGCTCGCGAGCGACGTGACGTTCGACAACGTCGAGCTCGTCGCGAAGATCTGGGGCGTGGCGAACCGCGTCCCGAACTCGCTGCTCGAAGACTCGGTCATCGACCTCGCGGACCTCATGGCCGTCGAGACGGCCCAAGCGTTCGCCGAGGCCGTCGATAATTCGGCGTTCGGTCCTGCCGACGGCGAGAGCACCTACCACGGCGTGGTCAGCATCACGAAGAAGATCGTCAAGGCTGGTCACTCGGCGTCGGTCGTCACCACGACCAACGGCACCGAGGACACCTACGGCGAACTGACCATGAAAAACTTCACCGACATGGTGGCGAAGCTGCCCACCTATGCTCGGCGGAACGCCCGATTCTACATCTCCCCGTCCGGCTGGGGCGCTGCGATGCTCAGGCTCGCGATGCTCCCCGGTGGTGCGAGCGGCCCTGGCGGCAACTCGTCCAGCGACGTGGCCGCCGGGTTCGGTGAGCGGTTCCTCGGATACCCGGTCGTGCTCGTCTCGGCGATGCACTCCAGCCTCGACGACAGCAGCGGCGAGGTGGCCTGCCTCTTCGGCGACCTCTCGCAGGCCGCCGTCTACGGCGAGCGTCGGGCGATCCAGATCCGCACGGCGTCCGAGCGGTACATCGAGTACGACCAGACCCTCACGTTCGCCACGACCCGCAACGCGATCGTCGTGCATGACGTGGGCTCGACCACGAAGGCTGGCCCGGTCGTGGCTCTCAAGTTCGGCTGATCCGACTGACTGACTTTCAACCCTCCGAGGAGATCTGAACAGTGAACCATCTCGAAGCCACGAAGTCTGTCGTCGGCCACACCGAGAACCTGACGGCGGCGCAGACCCACACGCTGGTGATCGACCGTCTCGGCTACGAGTACGTGTCGCTCGACGTGTGCCAGGAGCCGTGGACGAATGCGGGCTACACGAGCCAGGCGGCGTTCACCGTCCTGAAGCTCGCCGAGTCCGACAACAACTCGTCCTACTCCGACGTGACCGAGTTCGTCGGCGGCGGCACCGGTGGATTTACGATCCCGACGCCGACCGCCACGGCGGGTGACGTGGTCGTGCGGATGGACGTAGACTGCCGTGGCAAGAAGCGCTATCTGCGTGTCACCGCCACGCCGTACACGACCGGCACCGTTTACACGGTCGCCAGGCTCGGCAAGGGCAACGACGGCCCGGTCAGCGCCTCCGCGAAGGGCGTCAACGCCACGGTCAGCGGCTGATCCGGCTTGACAGCACAGACACAGTGAGCGGCGGGTGGCGACGAGCCGCCCGCCGTTTCGCTTTGGAGGGTGACGCGTGATCGTTCAGGTCGGCGATACGTCGGTCGAGGTGCGTGCCGAGGCGGTGCTTAGTGCGCCGAGGTTTGGGCCGCTCACGAACGTGTTCGCGTTCATCGAGAGCCTCATGCCGCTGCACATCCGCCCGACGCTCGGGCAGGGTGCGTTCTGGGCGCAGGTATTGACTCGGATGCTCGAAGAGTTCGCCCCGACTACCGAGTACATCATCACGCTGGACTACGACACCTTCGTCACCCGCTCCGACATCGAGCGACTGTTCGCGATCGCGATGACCTGCCAATGCGACGCCCTCGCCCCGATCCAGGCGAAACGCGAGGACGGGCGTCCGATGCTCACGCTCCTCGACACGATGGACGACCCGCCCGCCGACGGCAAAACCGAACTCCCGCTGTCGTGGTTCGCCGAGCCTGTGCAGCAGGTCGATACCGCGCATTTCGGCTGCACGATCATCTCGACCAGGGCGATCAGGCGAACGCTCAAACCGTGGTTCCATTCGCAGCCGGACGCCGAGGGCGGCTGGGGCGACGGGCGGATCGACGACGATCTCTGGTTCTGGCGTCAATTCAAGGCGTCGGGCAACCGCCTCTTCATCACGCCCCGCGTCGTCATCGGTCACGGCGAATACGTGATCTCGTGGCCGAGCAAGGACTTCTCGGGTCCGGTGTTCCAGCACACGACGAACTGGCAGCGGACGAAGAAGCCGCCCGAAACTGCATGGAGGGTCGGAGAATGACGACAATCAGAGTGCGGATGCTGCGTGCCTACGGTGCCTACAAGGCGAACGAGCTCGTCGATGTGGACGAGTCCTTCGCCGCGAGGCTCTTCGCGTGGGGCTACGGGAAGCGGGAGACGCAGCAATCGCTGATCGAGACGGCAGCGGTGGAGCCGGTCGCGGAGCGGGCAGACGTGACGCCACGACGCAGGGGGCGACGGCATGAATGACGGCAAGAGGTATCGGTCGCTCAAAGTGCAGACGCAGCCGGTTGTCGAACCGGTGAGCGTCGCCGAAGCCAAGGCTCACATTCGCGTCGATTACAACACCGACGACGCCTACATCGCTGCGCTCATCTCGGCGGCTCGCGAGTATTGCGAGACGTACATGGACGAGACGCTCGTCGATACGCAGTACGTCATGCGGCTCGATGCGTTTCCGGCGGTCATCGAACTCCCGCGACCGCCGATGTCGCAGACCACCGGACGCACGGCGGTGTCGATCGTCTACACCGCAAGCGAGGCGGGCAACACGGCGACGCTCTCGACGACCGAATACCGCGTCGATCGGGACGCGAAGCCTGGCACGCTGCGAACGCTCTACGCCGGATCATGGCCGAGCCACTTGCTCGACTACGGCAGCGTCACGGTCACGTGGTGGGGCGGTCGAGGCGACGACGGCAGCAAGGTGTCGCCCCGCGTGAAAGCCGCGATCCTCATGCTCGTCGGGCAGTGGCATGAGCGCCGCATGGCGGCCGACGCCGTGTCGCTCTCCGAGATGCCGTTCGGGGTGAAGGCGTTGCTCGACAGCGTGAAGTGGGGGAGCTACACGTGATCGATCCGGGCAAACTCCGCGAGCGAGTGACGGTGCAGATCGCCACCGGGGCGACGAACGCCATCGGCGAGACGGTGCTGACGTGGAGCGACTCGACAGCCGTATGGGCGAGCGTCGAGGGCGTGTCAGCCCGCGAGGCACTATCAGCGAACCAGCAGGAGGTGACCGTCACGCACCGCGTGCGGACCCGATACATACCTGGACTCACGCAGCAGATGCGGTTCGCGTGGCGTGGCAGGACGCTCGATATCGTGTCGCTCCTCGAACACAACAACCGCAGCGAGCACGAGTGCATCTGCGAGGAGCGGACGTAATGGCAGACACTCGCGTCAAGGTTGAGTTCGACTCTCAGGAACTCGCCGTCCTCCGAGCGGCTTTCAGTCGGCTTCCGAAGAACATCTCGGCACGTTACCTCGGTGCCGCACTGCGGTCTGCATCGAGGCCCGCACTCACGAAGTTGCGTCAGCTCACGCCCAGAGGCCCGACCGGCAACCTCAAGCGATCAATCGCCACCAAGGTCAAGCGGTACAAGAGCGGAAACGCCGTCTCTCTCGTGGGCTACCAAGCGGCAACCGGCGCGGGCCAGAAGGCGAGAGGATTTCATCAAGGGTTTGTGGAGTTCGGCACAAAGCGTCGAACGGCCAAGGGCAGGTACGCATCGACCTACTGGAGCAAGACCGTAGATCGTCAGGGCAAGTTCCAGGTCTTGACGACCAAGCGAGGTAAGAACGCCGGAAAGATTCGGACGAAGCCGTTTCCGAAGTCATTCTTCAAGGTCGCCAAGCGAGGCCAGAAGGTTGAGCTCGGCAAGATGCCGGTCGGCGGAAAGCGAGGGATTTCGCCAGTCAAGACCGCATGGGCTCGCTCGCTGCCCGAGGTTCGGAAAACTCTTGAACTTCAGATGGCGGTGCGGCTTGAAAATGCTCTCAAGGACTTGGCTACCGGCGTGAAGAGTCGCGGCTTCGGACGAGGCAGGAAATGAGCTACAAGTCCCCGGAAAAGGTACTGCTCGACGCCTTGGTGTCGGCCACCGCCGTGACCAGCGTGGTCGGCACTAGGATCTACCCGTTGCTCGCTCCTGCCTCGTCTGCCCTGCCGTTCGTCGTCTGGAGACGCACGGGCATCGAGCGTACCCAGACGCTCGGCTCGGCTCACGGCGTGCCACGGGTTTCCGTTGACTACACGGTCGTGGCGGCGACCTACAACCAGGCCCGCGATGCGGCAGACGCCATGCGGCGAACTCTGGATGGGTACGGCGGCACGGTGGACAATACGGTTGTGGAGCAGGTCAGCCTCGAAAACGAAGTTGATGACTTCGTCACGCTGGCAGGCTCCGACCAGCCGCCTTCGTATTCGGTCACGCAGTCCTACGACATCTGGTGGAGAGAGTGACGCATGCCATACAGCACGCCGCATGATTCGTCCGGTACGACCTTCAGCTTCGCTGGCGTGACCTACACGGTCACCCAGGTAACCTACAATCTCAACGACGTGGCGGCTGGCGACACGATCGACGTGTCGCATCTCGGGCTCACGACCGGAGCTCAGGTCGCCACGATGGACCGCCCGCTGAAGGGCTCCGCGACCGACACGGGCCGCGAGGTGACGATCGAGTATCTCGGCAACACGGTCATCAACGACGCCACGACGGGCACGCTCGCGATCACGGGCGGCATCACGCTCTCGAAGTCGGCGACCGTGTCGAGCTCGTCGGTCACCCTCGCGACGAACGATGTGATCCGGGGTTCGGCCACGTTCCGCGTGGCTCGCTGACGCGGGGAGGTTCCCGCAGTGGCGACGTACTCGACGGGCATCTCGGCGACGTGGGGCAGCGTGACGTTCACCGAGATCTCCGGTCTTTCGTGGACATACGGCGGCGAGAACGTCGGCCGGTCTGCGAACTTCAACCCGAATCCCGGCAGCGTCTCGGTGGCTGCGTTCGGCACCGTCCCGAGCATCTCGCTCGTCGGCAACCGTGACACCATCACGATCACGGGTGGCGGCATGAACTTGACTCAGAAGGCAGTATTGGACTCGGTGTCCGCTGCCGCTGAAGTCAACGGCGTGGCTCGGTACACCGCTGAGTTCACCCTTTTGGACAACTGAAATGGCACTGACGCGAGAGCAGATCGAATCTTCTTCGGCGCGTATTGCCCCCGTCGAGGCGTTCGGCGGCGAGTGCTTCGTGCGGGTGATGAGCGTCGGAGATCGCGACGCCTATGAAGTGCTCGTGATCGAGCACGGCGGCAAGATATTCCCAGACTTCCGCAGCGAGCTCGTGTCCCGCACGCTGTGCGACGAAAAGGGGAAGCTCCTGTACCCAGGCGGCGATGGAATAGAGGCGATAAAGCAGTTGCCTTCGGATCACGTCCACAAGGTATGGACGGCCGCGATGAAGCACAACGCCATGACCGAGGAGGAGATTCGCAAACTCGCGGGGGAATAAACGCCCGGCCCTCGCTGCTGTTCAAGCTGCGTCTGGCTGGGCATCTCGGGAAAACACTCGCTGAAATCGACCAGATGGACTCGCGAGAGTTCTCGACGTGGATCGCGTACTCGCGATGGTTTCGCCCGCTCAACGACAGTTGGATGCAGATGGCAATGCTCGCCACGTGCGAGCTCGCTCCGCACACAAAGAAAACGCCGAGCCCGGAGCAGTTCATTCCAATCGACACAAGTACGCCGCAGCACTGGACTCAGATTCACGCGACGATCGCGAAGATGAAAGCGGACCTGGAAGGCTAGCATGGCTACCGATCTCGCACTTGCGATGCAGATCAGCGCGAACACGACGCAACTCGCGTCGGCCGCTCGCGACGTGTCGGCGAAACTGCAAGGGATGGCCCAAGCTGGACGCAAGGCTTCTGCCGACCTGGCTGTACTGAAGACGATCGAGATTTCCCGCGTTTTCGTGTCGTCCATCACGGCGGCGACAAGGTCTCTCTCGGCCATTGTCTCCGGGTCTGCCGCAGCGATCGCTGGCGTTGACGACCTGAGCAATCGCACCGGTGTCAGCGTTCAGTCGCTACAGGCGTATCAGTTCGCTGCCGAGCAAAGCGGCGTCAGCGTTGAGACGTTTGGCCGCAGCGTCCAAAAGCTGGGCATCAATCTCGGCGAAGCGCAGACCGGCAACAAGGCGGCGGCAAGGTCGTTCGCCGATCTCGGCTTGTCTGTAGACGAACTGACGCGGCTGAGTCCCGAGGCTGCCTTCGAGGCGGTGTCCGCAGCGATCGCGAAACTGCCAAATCCCGCACAGCAGGCGGCGGCTGCGGTCAGTGTTTTCGGCAAGGCCGGTGCCGAGCTTGTGCCGGTGTTTGCCGAAGGAGCCGGGTTTCTTGAGAACATGCGAGCCGAGGCTGTGCGTCTCGGTCTCGTGCTCGGCGACCCGCAGGTGAGGAGCCTCGCTGCACTCGATGACTCCCTTGAAATCGTGTCGGCTACATTCCGAGCCTTTACTGCTCGCGTGGCAGCGGAGCTTGCCCCCGCACTGGTTGACGCAGCGGAGAACGCCGCCACGTTCATCGCGTCGCTGGACGTACGGCAGATCGCCACATCGATCACGTCTCTCATCGGCGGTGCGTCGCAGGTGATCTCCGCGTTCGGCGAGGCGTTCCTGTCGGTCTATCAAGCGAGCGCTCCGCTAGCGGCGACCGTGTTCCCGGCGATTGCCAACTCACTTTCATTCATCGCCAAGAACCTTCGAGGCGCTGCCGTCGGTGCGCTGGCTGCCGCCGGTGCGCTGGCCGGGTATTCATTGGCGGGACTGTCTGCTGCCGCTGCCACGGCGGCGCTCTCGGCAGCGATCACGACTCTCCTGTCCCGCACCGGAATAGGGCTCATCGTCGTGCTGGCTGGTGCGGCGGCCGGAGCTCTCTTGGATTGGGCCTCGTCTGCCAGCGATGCAGGCGCGGACTCACAGGGCGCGATTGCCAACGCGAGCGCTGCGATCGCTGCCGCAGAACAGGCGACTCGCGACGCAACGCAAGCTGTGCGTGAGTTCGGTGACGAGGCGACACAGGCGTTCAAGTTGCCCGCCGAGATCACCGAGCGAACGCTCGTCCAAGACAGCATCAACGAGGCGAGCACCGCATTCCGCAACCTCGCGAAAGAGGCTGGCGGTCTGGCGAACGTTCCCGTCGCCGTCGGAGAGGCGTTCGAGACGCTCACGTTCTACATCGAAGGTGTAGAGAGGGGCATTGTCGATTCAGCGATTCAGCAGGAAGCGATCGCAGAGTCGGCCGCAGTCGTTCTCGTTGAGATCCAGAAGATCGTTGAAGCACGAAAGGCTGAAGAGGAGGCGACCAAGGCAGCGGCCCAAGCGGCGCAGCAGGCGTCCGATGCGGCACGCAAGAGAACGGAAGAGCTCGCGTCGGCTGGCGTCTCGGCGGCAGAGCAGTCTCGCGTCCAGTTGTCGAAGGATCTGCTCGCCATCACGCAATCGCTCGCTGACGCCGAGGCGGCTGTCTCTGCGGCGAAGCAGAGCGGTGATCGGGCTTCGCTCCAGGCGGCGCAGGAGCGGCTGCGACTGACTCAGGAGACCGCAGCGGCTGCGACGATTGAAGCCAAGCGGCAAGCCCGCGAGCGAGACCTCGCCGCCTTCGGCATCGACGAGGGGCTCCTGAAGCCGGTAACGACGCTGCGAGACCAGTTCGTGAAGGTCCGCGAGGCTTTCGACCGAGGCCTCGTCAACGGCGGCGAGGCAAGGCAGGCGCTCAAAAACCTCGCTGCCGAGGGGGTTTCGATTCGCGCCGACATCGCCGCCGAACTGAGCCGACCTGCGCAGAGGGCGCTCAGCGTCAACGACCTGCGTACCGCAGAGGGGGCGTCGCAGTTTCTCGCCCTCGCGACAGGGCGCGAAGACCCGGCCATTGAGCAGGCACGCCAGCAGGTGCGGAAACTCGACGAGATCAAGCAGGCGCTCATCGCTATCGGTGCGAATCCGGTCGAGATCATCGGCGGCTAACTCATGGCAATCCTCCAAACCACCGAGATCCTGCCTCGCACGTTCGAGCACCGCTTCGGCTCGTCGCCGACGGCCCAGCGCAAGGTCGTCATCACGGTCGATGCACCCGAGTCGCAGCAGGCTGTACTCGATGCGGTGGGCATCTACCACGGGAGCGCACATCCCGAGTACGCGTACCTCGTCTGCACGAATGGCTCGTTCACCGAGACCGATCGGTATCACGTCGAGGCGACGTACAGCTACGAACTGCCGCAGGTTGGCACGACCGACTTCCAGGCGAACCCGCTGGCCCGTCCTGACGTGTGGTCGTTCTCGACAGGCGGTGCCCAGGTGCCCGCTCTCGTCTACTACCACGGCAACGGCAACGGCGATAAGCGTCCGCTCGTCAACGCGGCGAACGACTACTTCGAGGGGCTGACAACGCTCGAAGCGGAACTGCGGGCGACGATCGCATGGAACCGGGCGACGTTCCCGGCCGATCTCGCTGCGGGCGTGACCAACTGCGTGAACGCTGGCGGCTACCTGTGGGGCGGGCCGCACACGTGGCAGTGCTCCGGGATCTCGGCGTCACGGCAGTCCGAGGTCGTCAACGGCATCGAGATCAACTACTGGAGCGGAACCACCGAGCTCGTCTTCCGGCAGAGCGGATGGGATCTGCTGCTGCCGAACATAGGGCTCAACTACATCGACGGGTCAAAGAAAAAGCGAGCGACGGTAGAGCTGGAGGGAGAGCCCATCGCCGCGTCGAGCCCCGTCGCATTGACCGAGGCAGGCGGGCTCGCGGCAGAAGGCTCGCTGCCGATCATCCTCACTCGTCGCGTCTTTCGTGAGGTCGATTTTTCCGGCTACTTCGGCACCCCACCGTTCTGAGGCGAACATGGCAGACGTGAACTACACGATCAACGGGCAAGTCGCGAAGGGCGCGCTCTCGCAGTCGTTCGCCGCGAGCGGCGTCACTGCGGATATGACCACCACGGGCATGATCGCCCTGACGCTGAACCTCGGGACCGCCACGCAGGCGATCTCGACATCGTCGCTCTCCAGCGTCGGGCTCGCGTTCGCTCGGTCCCTGACGACGACCGGCACGCACACCGTCTCGTTTGGCAGGCTGGACGGCACGACGCTCTACGAAGCCGTGACGCTGCGTGCGGGCGAGGCTGCGGTGATGCGTCTCGCGGCAGGCGACTACGGCGCGAAGGCGGCTGTCTCGAACTCACGCCTCGTCATCTCGATCTACGAGGGCTGAGATGCCGCAGCGACCGGACGGACAACCGGCACGGCCGCAGCGAGTCACCTTCACGAAGGGCTCGGCCGAGCGGATCGCGGCGGTCGTGCGTGACTACGAAGCGGGCGACCGCGCCGAGGCACCGCTGCGGTTCGGCTCTGTCGCGGTTGACGGCGGCGGCTCGAAGGTCAAGCTCGCCATCTACACGGCCACATCCGCCTGGGTGCCTATCTCTCCGTTCTCGACTGTTGCGACGAACTCGTCAAACATAAAGACGATCCAGTTCGTCTACCCGACAGCGACGGCGGTCGTGTCGGGCGTGACCGTCGGCATACCGAACGGGCAGACGGCCGTCTGCATTAACAACATGGCTTTCCTGCCTGCTGTCACGACGGTAACGACTGCGTCTATCACGATTATCAGTGTCACGCGAGAGGCGGGCGGGTGGCGGCTGCTGGGAGTCTCGCGATGACTCCCGAAGAGGCTCAGGCCGCAATCGACCACTTGGCAAAGCCAAGTCTTGCGTGGCAACCTGCTGCTGGTGTTAGGGACATAAGGTTCGTCTCTCCTCTTCCATCACCAAACGAATACAAACAGAGCCGAAGCGACCTTACTCTGTTTCGCGCTTCAAGAGCGAACGGCACGCCCAGGCTGTATGGGTGGGGAGGGATCGGCAATCTCAACGGTCCCATTGTTTCTTCAGTGGATTTTCCGCCCGCTTTGGCAAGCCACGACGCTTACTCGCAAGCCTTTCCCGCCGAGTTCTATGGATTCACGGCGAACGCATCCCTGCTGACGCTGAGATCACTGCGCTCGCCGCACATGCCGAACACTGAAGAGTTCTTTGACACGTCTGCCCCGCACAACCCACTGCAAAACGTCGTCTCTATTGCGGCCGCTTTTGGCGTCGGGAGTTTCGTGCCGGAGCACAATATCGTTGTTGCATGCACGGCAGATGGAGCCCTGTATGCTTCTGGGCTGGCAAACATTGACTTTCCGACTAGCGCGAGTCCGGCTTATAACGAGACAGGACTCGGTGGACTTCCTGGCACATTTGCGCGTGAGTTGTCGCCGCATGTCCAGTCTGCGCTTCAGCGTGTGTACGGTGACGATTCTGATTTCGTGTCTGTCAAGTTTACGAAAGTGCAAATAGCGGTAAGTGGCAACGTCCGAGCCTGCCTCGCGCTGGACGACGAGGGTTACATATGGATGACCGGCGACGTGAGGTTTTTCGCCAATGCCGCAGACTTCCCCGAAAACAGCACAAACCTACGCTACTTCAGGAAAAGAACAGTAACCCAGTACTACGACAAGTCTGCAACGCTGATTTCCGGCGAACTGCTGTTTGTGGATTTGTGGGCAGGGCCAAGCGTTCTGATGGCGAAGACATTCGACGGCAGAATGTTTACGCTTGGAACGCGAGCCACTTTTGGCAAAAGGCTAAGCACGACAACCTTTCACGAAATCGGCGGATTCGTCGATACGGTTTCCGTCACTAACGAGGGGAGCTTTTTTGTTGGTCAATCAGGCTCTAGTTTTTCATCCGTTCTTTTTTCTGCGCCTAGCGAACCCTATGGAGAGAGAGCAACGGGAGTTGCTGTAATCGAAGGATCTGGCAGCTTGAGCAAGCTCAAGGCCATCAGGATCACCAATCCTGGATGGGGGTATACGAGCCCGCCAAGCATCACGATCGTGCGTGGCACTTCTACTCCGCCAGCAGGGTTCGTCGAAGGCGCAGCAGAGTGCGAGATTTACACTGGCAGTTGGCGGCACGCTGGCATAGCCGGTCTAGTCAACGCATCTGGAGCAGGACAATCGGATCATTACATATCAGCGATTTCCAGCGACGGAATTATTTATCTGTGGGGGGCCATGGAAAGCGCAGTGGACGAAGGTGAAACTCCCGGTCCTTTGCGAATGCATGGCGTTATATCTCTTGCAAATCCGAATGGAGCCCCTCAGCCAGCACTGTATGAAAAGGTGTTTCTAGGGAAGTTTGGGTCAGGAGCGGGCTTTCGCACAGTGTATTTCGGAGTCGCGCTCGATGCGGACGGAAAGGTCAGCTTCTTCAGCCCCAAGTCGAGCATGATTGGCTTGGGCGTTACTCCTACGCTTGAGCTCACTGAGAACTTTACGCTCAAGCTTCTTTCGGATGCCGATGAAACGCTGGGCGAATATTCGTTTGTGGATGCCGCATGCTCTGGGTATAGCGTCGCGCTGGTCCGTGATGATGGCGTTGTCTTTACTTATGGCTCCGTTCGGCGCGGCGGATTTCCGGCTGGCACTTCACCGCCGAGCAATCAAGGCGGTGCTCTTGCACAAGGCATCGATACATACGAGATCGACGGAGAAGATGGTTCGTACGGGCTCCTGCGAAAAATGCGGCCCATCATTGGGTCAGCGCGATTCTCGCGCGTCTTTCCGTTGGCTGGAGATTTTGCCAACGATAGCAGCGAAAGCGGGTTCTATGCCGTTCGCGCGTCAGAAGAAATCGAGCCCTTGTATGGCACGCGAGTTGAACCGCTGCCTCCATATCAAAACCCGCTAACGCTTACTCGCAGCACGTGCAGTCAAGCTCTGCTTGAGTGGGAGGTGGGAGAGTCGCATGGAGGTCACCCGATCTCTAGCTTTCGTGTTCAATATCGTCGCATAGGCGCAACTACGTGGACGACATTTTCTACGGTCGCGTCGGATGCCCGGTCGGCGACGATAACTGGACTCGGCAGGATCGGATACCAATTCAGGGTGTCCGCGAGAGATGACGACGACAAAAACCTGTTCGCGTATGCCCTGAGTGACGGCTTTGCTCTCGGGCCGCCAACTAACCTTTCGTTCGTCAGGAGTCCTTGTACCGCCATTGAGTTGTCGTGGACGCCTCCCGCACAAAGCGGGTGCGTTGCCGTTGCTAGTTATCTGCTTCAGTTTCGTGTAGTCGGAGTCAACGCGTGGACGACATTCGGAAGCGTTGCTGGCAACGCCACCTCTGGCGCCATTACGGGACTCACGTCCGGCACGCGGTACGAGTGTCGCGTAGGGAGGGTTGATGATGAGAACGACCAACTGTTCACGAGCTCCGTGACCAGCGGGAATTTTCCGGCAGCACCGACCAACGTGACGCGAGAGCTCGGCAGTAGTCTTGGTCAGGTCAATGTCTCGTGGAGCGCTGTTGAGGAGACGTGCTTTGAGAACACAAGCTACTTGGTGCAGTTCCGGCCTGGCACCACTAGCGTGTGGAGTAATGGTCCGACCAGCGCCGTAAAGTCGGCTACCGTGTCTGGATTGACGGCTGGCGTGACCTATTTCTTTCGCGTGCGCGCCACGAATAGCGTGGGTAGCAGCGGCTTTTCGTCGCAGTCAGCGTCCATAACGATTCCGGCTAGTTGACACTCTATCCACCATGGACGCAGGAGGACGGGTGCCGTGGCGGATGATCACGACATCACGATCGCGGGCCAGCGGTGGCTCTTGCGTTTCACTCGGCTGAAGGGTCGCGCCGACGGCTGGACGTGCTACGACGAGAAGCCGCCGAAGATGCTCGTCGATGAGCGATTGACCGGCGGGCAGCGTCTCGAAACCGTCCTCCACGAGATCGCCCACGCGGTGCTCGGCTCCACGATCTCCGAAGAGACGGTGACCGAGTTGGCCCGCGTGCAGCGTCGTGTCCTCTGGCAGATCCTGCGATATCGGGAGGTGCCGCGTGGCGAGTAAGGGCAAGCGTGTCTCGATTGCGGACGACGTGCTCGGGCGAGCCGCCAACTATCAACCGGGATTCGTCGCGTGGCACTGCAAGCTGCCGCCCGACGTGCTCGCGGAACTGGAGTCGCTGCGTGCGAGGTGGGCGAACGGAGAGATCGCCATACAGAAGCGGGCGCTCGCTCGGGCAATCATCGAGACGTGTCGTGAGCGTGGGCTTCATGTCAGCGGCGTCCAAGGAGTCGAGCATTGGCTCAACGCAACGCGAAAGACTCACTGACCGACAGCGTCATCACTGCCGCCGCGACGGCCGAGCAACTCGCAGCCGACGCCGAGGTCGCACGTCTGCGTGCCGAGGTGGCGGCGTTGAAGGGGCGCTACCGATCCGCACTCGCTCAGATAGACCGCGAGCGGGAGCGTGCCGATGCGTTCGTCGCACTCAAAGGGATCGAGGCGAAGCGCCCGCTAACCAAAAGCGTAAAGGGCAAGCGTCACCCCGCGACGATGGTCGTGCTGCTCAGCGACATCCACTGCGAAGAGACCGTGCGACCAGAGACGGTAAACGGGCTCAACGCCTTCGACCTGGACGTGTGCGATGCCCGGCTCGCCGAGCTCTCGGAGCGGTTCTTTGCCCTGCTCGAACACGAGCGGCAACTGTGCAAGATCGACCGCGTCGTCGTCTGGCTGGGAGGTGACCTTATTTCAGGGATGATCCATCCCGAGCTCGCGGAGGAGAACTCTCTGCACCCGCTCGCGGCTCTCCGATGGATCGGCGAGCGTCTGCGTGGATTTATCGACGCCGTCAGCGACACGGCCAGCGAGGTGCTCGTCGTCACGTCGTGCGGGAATCACGGGAGGACGACCGAGAAACTTCGCACGAACGAAGCGGACACGTCCTACGAACACCATCTCTACGTGACAATGGCGGCTGCGGAGCCGAGGAAGAACGTCGCGTGGCGGGTTGGCGAAGGACATCTCAACTACGTCGATCTCGACGGGTTCACCATCCGGTTCATGCACGGACACGCCGTTCGGTACCAGGGCGGCATCGGCGGGATTCACGTCCCGCTCAACAAGGCGATCGCCGCGTGGGACTCGACGCGACGCGCGGACCTCACGTGCCTCGGGCACTGGCACCAGTTTTCGTGGAGCCGCTCCGGGCGGTACGTCACGAACGGAAGCGTGATTGGACCGAGCGCCTACTCTGTGCGAATCAAGGCGTCCTATGAGCCGCCGTGCCAAGCGGCGTTCGTCGTCGATCACCATCGACGCGAGGTGACGCGAGCCTATCCCGTGTTCTGCGACAGAGACCTGAGAGGAAAGACGTGACCGAAGCAACGCTCGGATCCGCCAACGCCGCACTCCGCAACGCCGTCGAGTCCCGCCTCGCTGGACGATCACCGATGGCGGCGAGCCTGGAGGGATGCCCGCCTGCACTGGAGGCAGCGACGAGAGC